ATTTTTCCATAATGATGAAGTACTATCATAAATCAAAGCGTCATTATTTGCTTGTGTACTTGGGTTAATATAAACATTGTGAAGCTCATCTAATTCCCAACCGTTCATTATCTTAACATAAATCTTACCATTATTAGCGTGTGCGTATTCCACATAACCAATTACAACTATATGCCCTGTACTTCCGTTTGGTTTTATATTGGTAATCCTACCAGCTACTGTTGGACTTAAGTAAAGAACATCGCCATCATTCCATGTTTCACCTTGTAATAATCCCGTAGTATTCAATCCCTCAAGCTGTCCAACAGTCATAATAAACCCCTCTTGGTTATTTGAGATTGTTTCTATTACTACGCCTAAAGTATCCGCTGAATTATTATCATTATTTGCTTGCGCTAAACCTACTGCTAACCTTTGCCCTTGAGCGCCTTGTACCTTAACAACTTGATAAGCAGCTTTAGTTAATTGAATACCAGTATTATTAACAACACGAGCAATTAAATCAACACCATTTTTTAAAGTAACATTACCACCTTTTAATAAAGTAGTAGCACTACCTATTGAATTATCCCATTGTGTACTGCCTACTATTGGTGTTCCTGTTGGACTTGTATCTAAATTAATTTGACCTGCTGCTAAATAATACTCTCCTAAATTAACATTAGTAGTAGCTCCCGTGTAAGAAACTTTGGCGTTTAAAGCATTCTGCAAATCTGTCTGGTTGCTTAATGTGCCTGTAATATCGCCCCATTCAGGGTCTGAACCACCAACTTGCGCGTATGCCGAACCCGTCCAACGATATAATAACTCGGTGTCAATCGTGATGTATATCTTATTAATTGCTCCCGTTACTGGCAATGCTGCGTAGTTTGCAACTTGAACAATTTGTGAGGGGATATTTATATTTAAAGCCATACTATATTTATAGTTTCGGTTTTTAAAGATGGAATTGTTGTGCTACTTGTATCCAACCCAACCGTGAAATTAATTGTTAAATCGGGTAAAATCAAATTTCCCCCACTTGCTACACTTATTAAATATGATAAATCGGTATTTTGTACCACGGCAGGCAAGCATCCAGCAGCACCGCTTGGCGCTCCACTTATTGGCAATGAGCAAAGATTAAATTGCTCTGATAAATTAAGCGTCAAGTCAATTTTGTAACCAGCAACTTCGTCATTAAATCGTTCTGTAAAATCCTCAAAGCTTACAGAATCCCCGACAATAAACCAATCCTCGTAAATCGGGGCGCGTAATTGTGCAACCACATCCGTACCCATTTGCAAAGTATCTGAAAGCACCTCAAGCTCATTGCGTTGATCCTTATGAACCAAGTCCATGAACAACAAAGACAAGTTTAAGCTCATCCTATTGCCGTTTATAGTACCTGGATTGATTACGGTAAACATCAAAGGATAAGTTACCGCACCATTAGCGACAAGGTCATAGAGGTCGCCTATCCCGTAACTATTTATTTGTTGATGGGCGTTGGCTATTCCCTCTAATATCTCGTTTACCTGATTGAGCGTTCTGTTCATCCTTGATTTTTTTAAGGAATAATTTTAGTTTTATTTCGTTCTTTGAATAAGCCATTAATCTAAACAATTACTGTCTATATTGCCTTGAAATCTATCTTTGAAAGGTAAAGTCTTGCTTATGGTATTACCCAAAAACATGCCAGTACTATACATTGTCTTTTTAGGAACAATGGTATCAATGCCATTCCCAGGATTCAAATATAATGGGTATTGCGTTGAGTTCTCTAATAGGTAGTTAGTTATTCTTTGACTATACCATTCCGCGTTATCCTTGAATCTTTCTTCTAATTTTAATAAATCGTTTAAACTCGCAGCATTGGCGTTCTCACTTGAACGGGTTGCTACTGACTTATTCATGAATTTATAAGTCAATGGCATTGGCGATTCTGCCATTATCCACCATATTAAGCATGGCTGAATATAGTCATCTAAAAGAGTTTCGTTTAAAACTGTTAATGTGGCGTTTGTAATTTGCGTTTTAAGCTCGTTGTATAGGGCAGTACCCAAAATAGGCAACACATATTTCTCTTGCGCTAACTTAATTGTAGGAAGCAAAAGCTTCATGTCCACATTTTCGTTGATTATCGAACTATCCTTCAAGGCTTGTTCTGATATAAAAATTACTGCCATACTATTTCTTTTTACGAAGTACTACTTGTTGCCAAATGTGTCGGCATGATGTTGAGGTAATGCCTGTATCCTTGTTAGTCCACCAACCGCCACGGGTTAGCCATACACTTGAACCAAACTCGTTATTCATTGCGTTTATTTCTTCTCTTGAATAATGTTTATTAGCTTCAATCAAATCAACGCAAAACTTTCTGCTTGTAGGCAACAATTTATTCCCTGTTACCCCCGGTTTTTTATCATACTTATAAGCTACAACTAATTCCTCTACAGGACTTTCCAATTTTGCAATATTCTCACCCTTTGGAGTTAAATTTCTTTCATTCTGAACCGCCACAACCATACCATTGTCAATCAACTTGCTTATTGCCGTATTTACTTCGTTTATATCAACTTTTAAAGCTTTAGCAATGTTTGTATTGTTTATTAAATTATCGTTTCGTAATAAGTCTAAAATTGACTTATCTAATGTCGTTATGGTTATTGTAGCAAAATTAACGGGAATTGCTTCGGCATGGATAATATCGTAACCATCTGTACTCTCGCCATACTTGTCAAAGATTGACAAAGCTTCATCCTCGGTAAGTTCTTTGTTAAATACCGATGGCGTAGGCTCTGCGATACTTTCACCGCCTTGTATTGCGTCAAGTCCAATAAGTTTACGCAATTCATTTGGAGTTAATTGTTCAAGCACTTTGTTAGCTACCAATGGACTTAATGAATTAATCGCATTGATTGTAGCTTCATCTTGGTTTGCCTTGGCTTTGTCAATCGGCGGTAATCCGAGTTTATCTCTTACCTCTTCTTGTGTCATGGCATTAATTACCATTGATTCAGGAATATCAATTCCAATTATCTCAAGCGGAATAATAGATAATTTACCATTAATATCAAGCAATGAAGCAAAGTCATTGATAACTGATTCAATGCCCTGTTGTTTTGGAGTAATATATGTATTTTGAAAGAATTCAGCTGCATCTCTTATAACATTACGCGCGAATGCAGATTCTCCATCAATACCAAACAATTGAGGGGATGTGATCCTGTGAGCAGTAAAGATCTCTTGTGCTACAGTCTTATTTAATGATTCAAAAGCCTTATCAAAGTCATTGGTTCGCAATGGCAATACTGATGGCTCTTTATCTTTGCCCTCTGAAAAGACTAAAACAATTCCGCCAGCGTTGTCAGTACCCGTGTGTTTGTCTTTTAATTGGCGCTCAATCTTGCTCTGCTCTTCATAGGTAGGTTGTCCATTGTTAAATGAAATCAATGTACCGCCAACAAACCCGTTCTTTATATTGTTTAAATGAAAGTTAGCTATTTCTTTCTCAATCTCAATATAACGCAAAGCTGCAATGTAACCAGGCAATGGATAAACTCCTTGATTCGGTCTATAGTTTTTGTAATAAAATATACCGCTTTGCTTTTTATTAGGGTCAAATTTTTCAATTACTTTAAAACCTGTCTTATCCTCTGATTGATTGTAAGCTTTCCAATCGTTTGAATAAAAGAATTTATCCTCTGACTTGTTTGTTCTTATCTTGCTAAAATCTACATGGTATAAATCAAAGTCAGTTCTTAAATTATTGTAGATTACTTGTATGTAATAACCGCCAAATAATTCAAGATCAAGACTTATCTTTTTAGTAAGCTCGTAAAGCGATTCACTTGGATTAATTGTTTGAGTAAAATCAATAAGTTTAGCAGCAGTAAGCGCGCTAATCATTTTATTATTAGCATTCCAACCTTTACCAGCGATTAAATCGGCTTTCCCATCCACAATGGCGCGATGTTTTGGCGCGTTATCATATAATTCCAAAAGCATGTTTGGAAAATCATTCTTTTCGCCATACTGAACCCACTCTTTGCCTTTCGCTTCCTTAAATTGTGGCAATTCGTAGCTATTCAGCTTTACATATAGTATATTATTAGCCATTATAGATCACATTAGTTTTAGTTTGCCCATCGTAGGCAGTCCATGTACTGTTTGTCCCGATTACTTTTACCTTCCCCTCTTCTACTATTCCAGTTGCATTGCTTACATTTAGGTTAGTTGAGCTTGTTTGCTCATATATTTTGTAAGAATAAAACCCAACTAAAGGTAAATTTACCTCTGAATTGGTTAATATCGGGTTTGTTTGTTCGGTTATTACAAACCGATTGTATCTTTGTAGGTATAAACTGCTATCCAATGCCACAAAAGTATAGCTTACCTTACTTTGATCGTTGGTAAATTCAAACAAAAAGAAAGGATTTGTAAGCGTACACTTCTCTGTAAGCGTTAACACTACAGTATTTGCAGAATTCTTATTTATTTTTATCACTCTTTTTTGCTTTAGCTTTTGGTTTTACCTCAACTTCAAATAAAAAATCGTACTTATATTGCTTAAATACCTCTATGTTTTCTTCACAAATAACTAAAACTCTATTTAGCTCTTGCGAATACATATCTTTACCGATTAATTCTGCTTTTAGCTTCATTTCTTTTTGGGTTTTTCTTCTTGTTCAAAAACTTCCAATTTCAAAGACTTTAAAAGTTCTTTGTTTTCTTCGTTAATCTCAATATTACGGTCAAGCTCTGCGCAATAAATTACTTGTCCGATAAGTTCTTTTTTCAATTCCATGATTAAAGAATTGTACCAAAAAACAAACGCAAGGCTATTAACCTTGCGCTCATTGTATTTAACCAATTAAAATTTAAATTATACAGCCGGAGCTAATAATGTTGCAATTAAACCGCTTGATACTTCTTTCATTGGTTCTGCTTCTTTAGCTACAAAGGTTAATTCATAACCATTTCTGTCGCCCATTGCAGTACCTGAAGCATAACTACCAGCAGTTAATTCCGCTCCGTTAGTTTCGCCTAATAACCAATATTTCCCGTTACGATCTTCGGCAATAATCATTAATCTGTTTTGAGCTAACAATCTGATTTGATTTCTTGTTGAAGTTTCACCCTTATTGAATATTGCAGTTAAGGTGGTTTCATAAGCTAAAGTCCCATTTTCAACTGACGCTAAAATAGCTTCGCTGAAATTAGATGTTTCTCTCACTTGCTCATAGCTCCAAAATTGTTTTCCTGTCGCTAATGTAAAGGCACTAATTGCTCCCGATGTTGTTGTGAGCGTTGCTTTGTTTGCTAATTCAGTTATAAGTAACCTTTTAATACCTCCAACTGAATCTCTGCAATCAAGCGCTCTTCCTGATGTTAAAGCACATGGCATAGTATATAAGTTTTTAAATGGGGGATTTTACACCCCCATAATTAATTAAGCAGTTAATTCAAAGTTTACAACTTGAGAAGGGAATGCAACTTGCACACCAGCTTTGAAAGCAGCCATAAATCTTACTTCGTCAGCTTCTTTAGCGAAGAATATCTCAAATCTTTCTTCTTCATTCATCATATCAACACCATAGAACATATTTGATCTTCTACCAGCGATGATTCTGTTAGTTGCGTTAAGACCACCTAAAGCAATAAGCTTAATGTTAGTTCCTGGGATAAACACTTCGAAATTAACAGCGTCAGCGTTATAGTGGTAAAGGTTAGCGTTTTTAAGAGCTATAGTGTATAATCTGAATACATCGTATCCGCAAGCGATGAATACATCTTCTTTGTCAACAATTTCAGCTGGAATTGCTTTGTAAACAGCATCCATGATAGCCTCAACATTTGATGAGCTGATAGCAGATACAGGAGAAGCGAAGAAGTCAGAAGTTGACTTGATAACTTT